ATGCCTGACGGCGTGCAGCGGGCGATGACCCGACAGATTCGATGCGCGTGGGAAATCTACGCGACCACCAAGCGCGGCATGGAAGCGGGTGACGCTCTGACCGCGTTCGACAACTGGTTGGACAGCATCGCAGAGACCGCGATCAGGGACCACACGGACGGGAGTGAATGATGGCGCACACCGTCACGATCACGAGCCTGCCCGATGAGACGACCGACGACTACGGCTATGAGTTCGGCGGCACACACGGCTCCGACTGCCAGGTCTTCAACCGCTGCAAGCAGAAGGCGTGCCAGGCGATGGACCCGGAACACGTGGCGGGCGACGAGCGCACCCGGCACGGGCGCTACCACTTTCACCGCGACGGCGAGTGGCTGGTCGAGTCTGACGACTGCGCCCTCCGTTTCGTTTTCGAGTCCCGTGGCGACATTGAGACATTCGACGGCCTAGCGCTCGGCACCTACCCGGTGATCGTGTGCTGGGAGGACGAGGACTGGTGGATCGAAGTGCAGGAATCGACCGAATAGGAGCGTGCACACGTGGAAATTGGCTGTGATGCGCGCACTCCGGCAACCCAAGCGATCGCCACAATCACCGAGAAGATGGGTCATATGAACGAGAACACAGCCGCAACGCCAACAACCGACGATGTACGTCGCAACTTCGCATTCGGCGTCCACGCCGCGATCCAGAACCCCACCGTCGCAGGAAACATCGACTGGCCCGAGCCCGGTGCGCGCGATGCACAGAAAGCAGCGTTCGATAGGTGGCTCGCCGATCACGATCACACCGTGACCACCCACGCTTTCGACCGCATCCGCGCGCTCCTGCCCGTCTGGGTCGCTGAGCGGCCACGAACCGACGAGCACCGCGAGGCGGATGCCGCGCTCTACGCGATCCTCGACGCTCTAGACACTGGCAACAAGCAACAGGGAGATTGAATGCGTGGCAAAGGCGAAGGCGGACTCTCCCGCGTCCCCGCAGACCCCAACCAGCCCCTCAAATACTGGCAAGGAGTCGTCGAACTCCCACCCATCGACGGGCGCAAACGCCACCGGAAATACGTCCGCTCGAAGAACAAGCGTGAAGCGATCCGGAAGCTGAAGGAAGCGCAGGAAGAACTCCGCCGCAAAGGAACACTCCGCACCGACAACATCAACGTCCAGGAGTGGTTCGCGTACTGGGTGGAGAACTACGCCGCCCCCAACCTCCGCCCCGCGACACTCTCCTCTTACCGGTCCACCATCCGATCCCAGATCGTCCCGTCACTGGGGGAGAAGACACGCATCGACAAGGTCACGCCCGCGCTCGTGCAGCGTCTCCGCCGTGACATCCTCGCCGCGGGCCGTTCCTCCACCTACGCACGCAACGCACACCACATCCTCGCCGCGTCCCTCACCGACGCCGCGGGGGAGGGGCGGATCCCGTCGAACCCGACCGAGTACGTCACCCCACCCCGGAAAACGAACCGCACCCTCGACGTCATGTCCCTCGAAGAAGCGGTCGCGCTCATCGGCGCGATCCAACACCGACCCGACCGTGCACGCTGGGCCACATCCCTCCTCACCGGCGCCCGACGCGGCGAAGTCATCGGCATCGAACAAGACCGGGTCGGTGACGTCCTCGACCTGTCCTGGCAACTGCAACGCATCCTCTGGGCCCACGGATGCACCCCCACACCCGACCAGGACGGGCGCTACCTGTGCGGGTTCAAACGCGCCGCATCCTGCCCCGAGAAACACCTCAACGTGCCCGCCGACCACGAATACCGTCACATCGAAGGCGGCCTGTACTTCACCCGCCCCAAGTCACGTGCGGGCTGGCGGATCATCCCCCTCGTGTCACCCCTACGCGAAACCCTCGAAGCCCACATCGCCGAACACCCACCGGGACAGCACGGGCTCATCTTCACCACACCCGCCGGCGCACCACGCGACCCCGACTGGGACTCCAAACAGTGGATCCAACTCATGCGAGCCACGTTCGGCGACGACCGCGGCATCCGGCTCCATGACGTCCGCCACACGACCGTCGACCTGCTGTACGCGGCCGGCGTCCCCGAAGACGTCATTTCTGCCCTGGTGGGACACTCCACTATCGCGATGACGCGTGCGTATCAGTCGCGAGGAGATCGGGCGCGTCTCGTGAACGCGATGGAGCAGCTGTCCGCACTACTCACCCCAGAACGAACGCCCGAAATAGGCGCCTAGTCACCCCAAGCTCGCTTATCACCCGCTGCTCATCCGGACACCACTTATACAAGTCCTCGAGCTCGTCCGGACAGATCAGGTTCCGGGCCGCGTACACGTCCGCCTGACGTTCATGCTTCGGCCGGTCATCCACATGCCCGAGGTCCGCGTGCCCGATCTCATGCGCGAGCACATTCCGTTGCGCACCCACCCGTAGCCGTGAGTGCAGCAGGATCGTGCCCGCGTCGGGAAGCCACAACCCGTGAGCGGTCCGCAACGGGCGAACCACCACCTCGATACCCAGCTGCTCTGCGTGGGCCCACGGGTCGTAAGCGCGGCCTCTAGGGGGTGTCGGGTTCGTCCTGTTCATGCTCGGTGTCGAAGTTGGCGGCGTGACGCTGACCATGCGTGTCTTCCTGGGCCCCGTCCTTCGGGGATTGCTGAGGTCGGAATTCGATCACGTTACTGCCGGCTTCGGACACGGCCCGCGCCACCGCCCGGTCGATGCGTTCCATCACCTCTTCCGGGGTGAAGATCGACGCGTGCGCGAGCGCGAGCAGCTGGGGGAGCTTCACCGCCTGATTCCCGGATAGCAGTTTCTGCACGACGGTCAACGACATCCCCGACTTCTGCGCCCACGTCTTCTGCTGCAGCCCGGATTCCTCCATCACGCCTCGTAGGACACGGGACACGACGGGGTTGATGAGGCTGTCGGGGATATTCACGCCCACGAGTTTAGGCGGCGCAAACCCATATTGCGACACGCCACAAGTCTGTACGGGCTTGCACATGTCTGTTCCGACGTGTAGCGTTCACGTATGGACATCAACTCGGAGAGAAGAGTCGCGGCAAACGTCGCCGCCCTCATCTCCACCCACCCGCTGACGACGGTCGCACAAGCCGCCGACATGCGCGAGGAAGACCTGAACGCACGCCTCCACGGGCACGCGTCCTTCACGGTCAACGACCTCGTGCGTGTCGGCGGCTTTCTGCGTCTACCGGCAGCCCAATTCATGGAAGGACTCACCGCATGAGTGAGAAGAAGGCGTACTCGATCCCGGAAGTCGCCACCGCCGTCGGACTCTCGGTCACGTCCGTGCGTGAAGCGATCGACAAGGGCGACCTGAAGGTCAAGTACCCGAACCGGAAGCCGATCATCCTCAGCGCGGACGTTGACTCGTGGCTCGAATCGCTGTCCGACGAGAAGCCCGCCACCAGATGAACGAAGCCCCCGCCGGCCAGGGCGAGGGCTCCAAGCACTCGAATGAGAGGAACCAGACAGATGGTTCAGAACACGAAGATACCGGACATCCTCGCCAGCTTCGATGAAGCTATGGCTGCGTCGGAGCGGCTCCGGGACACGTTCGCCCGTATGGGCGAAACGAACCTGCAGGAGGTCGCGGAGCGCAACATCGCCTCGATCACGGACGCGCGTACGTCCTTCCTGTCGGTTTTCCAGCCCCGTGAGCTGCGTCGCCATGTCGACGTTCACCCGGCCGATGAGGATCTCGAGCCGGGAGTGTGCGATGAGTGACCTCAAGTGGGAGGAGCCCCCTTCGGCCCCAAATTCGGGACCGAATCGCAAGTGGGCTCCTGTCGTAGAGCAGTTGCGCGCAAACCCTGGGAGGTGGGCTTTTGTCGCTGAAGGCGGCGGGATGAGCATCGTTCAGACCCTGAAACGCTATGACGGCGTGGAGGTCACCACCCGAGGCCAGAAGAACGGTAAAGCCGACATCTACGCCCGATTCGTGGCTGGGGTGTCCGGTGAGTGACGTGGTGGATGAGGTCGAGTCGGCACCGTACGCACCCGTCCCCGCACCGACGGTGACCGTTTCGGATGAGGCGCCGCGGATGGTCCGGAAGTGGTGGCAGCGGTGATCTCCCGCCTGTTCGTGTTCGCCGGGGTCAGCCTCCTGATCCTCACCAGCCTCACCAACCCGACCATCGACGGTGCCGACGTCGCAGCCGCCTCCATCATCGGTGCCGGCTGGCTGATCAACGCTCTCCACGGACGCGGGCCCCTCATCGCCGACCGCGCCACGTCCGACCGGTACACCCGCGTCGACACCGAACTCAGAACCCTCGAAGGAAAACAACCATGAGCTGGGACGCCGCGATGACCGCGGAACAGAACCTCACCCAGATCCGCGAAGACCACGGCCTCGCCCAAGCCAACGCCGAAACCGTCGCCGTCCGGGCCATGGCCGAACGGTACGGGACCGTCTCCTACCGGCAGGGACACCGCCGCGGATGGTGGGACGGCATCGCATGGCTCCTCCACCAGCAGACGACCGGGTTCGACGCCCTCACCATCACCGAACTCGTCGTCGAACTGCGGAAGCAGGACGGGTCGATCTACTGGCCGATCAAGCACGGTGACCCCACGTTCTGGGCCGTGTGCGACCGCTGCAGAACCAACCAACTGTTCACCGCCGAGGGTGTTTGCCCCGGCTGCGGACAAGACCTCACGGAGTACTGACCATGACCGACCACAAGTCCCTGACCGCCGCGCTCGTCGCGTTCCAGGCCGAACTTCCCGACGTTTCCAAGGGCGGCACCAACCCTGCGTTCAAGTCGAAGTACGCCACCCTCCCCGACATCACCAAGGCCGTGTTCCCGGTCGCGTCGAAGCATGGGCTCGCGTTCGTCACCTACCCCGACGAGACCGAACACGGGCCCGTCCTCCGCTACGAGCTCCGCCACACCAGCGGGGAACAGATCTCCGGCGCTTTCGGTCTCCCCGACGGCGCGAAGGCGCAGGAGTATGGGTCTTGGATCACGTACTTCCGCCGCTACATCCTGTCCGCGATCACGGGGATCACACCGGATGAAGACGACGACGGGAACGCCGCTTCGACACCGCGGGTGAGACAGCAGCGGCAGACGCAGGACACTGTCGCCGCCGCGGTCACCGCGATCGACGCTGCGGCGACGCCGGAAGCGCTCGACAGTCTCGCGCAGCTCGCGAAGCAACGCGGCATCGACGGGGTCGCGACGGTGCGGACCGCGATCGAGAAGCGCCGCGCGACCCTTGGACACTCTGCGTCTGTTGAGGATGCGTGGGCTGCGGTGCCGGTCGCGGAGGTCCCGAAGTGATCCGCATCCGCCGGAAGGGCAACCCGTCCCGCCCGTGGTGCGTGCTCGCCGGACATGTCGTCCTCGCGAACTTCCCCACCTGGCACGACGCCCGCTACTTCACCACCCGATACCTCAACGCATTCCGCCACTACGGCGAATGAGCCGGGGCGGGTGGCCTGAGACCCAGTGGTGAGTGAGGGCAAACACACACCCAACCCGCCACCCGCCCCACACGAACGGGGCCGGTCCAGATAGCAGCTGGACCGGCCCACAACCCACCAACCATCCCTGACAGGAGACCCGCTGATGAGCACACCCATCATGCCCCACACCCTCCCCCCGATGCTCTACCCGGACGACGCACCCCGCGTCAGATCCACCGACCCCATCACGTCATCCGAAGCCGCCGACCGCTCCGTCGACCGGGCAACCGTCGCCCTCTGGGTCGAAGAAGCACTCGCATCCGAAGGCCACCCGATGACGGCTGACGCGATCTACCACCGCATCCACTCGTTCGGCCACATGTGCTCCAAGGAACGCGTCCGCACAGTGCTGAACGAGGGCGCCGGCCTGTCCGTCCGCGAGTCTGTCCGGTTCGACGCTTTCCGACGCCTTGACGAGTTCGGGCAGTCCGACCGTGGACGACGCGCCCACCTGTGGACCCTCGCAGGCGGTGCCGCATGACCATCGACGCCACCCGCCCCGCACCCACAGGTGACATCACCGTCTGGACGAAGCCGAACTGCGTCCAATGCCGCCTCGTGAAACACCGCCTCACCCAGGCCGGCGTCACCTACACGGAACGCGACATCACCGCACCAGAACACGCGGCCGACCTCGCCCACTTCAAGAGCCTCGGCTACATGTCAGCACCCATCACCGAATACGAGGACACCGCGTTTCCCGGATTCGTTCCCGCGGAGATCGACCGCATCGCTGCTGCGTGGAAGACCGCACACCCCGCCGAGGTGAACGCATGACCGACCGGTACATCGTCACCAACAGTCGCGGCGAACCCATCATCCACACCAACAGCCTCCAAACCGCCGAGAACGCACTCCGGTTCCTCCGCGGCGAACTCATCGACACCACGAAAGAGAACGCAGCATGAGCGCCCTCACCGTCGGGTCGCTGTTCTCCGGCATCGGGGGACTCGACCTCGCCGTCGAATCGTTCTTCGACGCACAGACTGCGTGGCACTGCGAGTGGGACGACGAGCCGTCAAAGGTGCTCGCCTCCCGCTGGCCCGGCGTCCCCAACTACCGCGACGTCCGCACGGTCAACTGGGACACCGTCGAACCCGTCGACATCATGTGCGGTGGCTTCCCCTGCCAGGACGTATCACTCGCCGGACGCCGCGCAGGAATGAAGGAAGGCACACGCTCCGGACTCTGGTCAGAGTTCGCCCGAGCAATCGACATCGTCCGACCCAGCGTGGTCGTCATCGAGAACGTGAGAGGACTACTCAGTGCAGACGCCGGTAGCAACGTGGAACCCTGCCCGTGGTGCATGGGAGACGGCGCAGATGAGTATCATCTGCGGGCACTCGATGCCGTACTCGCAGACCTTTCCGATCTCGGGTTCGATGCGGAATGGACAGGTCTTCGAGCAGCCGACGTCGGCGCGCCTCACGGACGATTCCGGTTCTTCCTACTTGCCTACGCCCGCGACTTCCGATACGAACGGCCCTGGCCGGCACGGGACCGGGGGACTCGACCTGCGGACGGCGATAGCCGTGGTGACAGGGACTTAGCGCTCTTCCCGACGCCGATGGTCGGGTCGAGCAATCCAGCGGCGCATGGGCAGATCAGCGGGGACTTCCGCAAGCGGATGGACGAGGCGCTCGCTCACGTCGCATTGCTCCCGACTCCGCAGGTCGCGGACGCATCAGGCGGGCACGCATCGCGCTCGGGCGATCGCTCCGATGAGCTCCTTCTCCCCGGAATAGCGCGGGAACGTGCCGCATCGGTCGACTGGGGGCAGTACGAAGCTGCCGTGCGCATTTGGGAGTCGATCACCCGCCCAGCGCCGGCCCCGACGCTCCCGGATGGGAAGAACGGCAACCACCGCCTCGCCGCAGTGTTCCCCGAATGGATGATGGGCTACCCCGCCGGATGGGTCACCGACATCCTCAACCGCAACCCCGCCATCAAGGCGTGCGGCAACGGAGTCGTCCCACAGCAGGCATTCGCAGCGCTCACCATCCTCTGGGCGCGCGTCCTCGCATTCCTGGCGGTGGCCGCATGAGCGCGTTCATCATCCCCACTCACACCGACACGCCCACCAACCTCGCCATCCACCCCGAACCGTGGACCCGCGAAGCCCTCTGCGCTCAAACCGACCCCGAAGCGTTCTTCCCCGAGAAGGGAGGCGACACCACCAGCGCCCGCAAAGTCTGCGCCGCCTGTCCTGTCGCCACCCAGTGCCTCGAATACGCGCTCCGAACCAACCAGGAACACGGGTTCTGGGGTGGTCTGTCCGCACGCTCCCGCCGCCAGCTCAGAAAGACCACCCAGCCATGACCGCCATCACGTTCACCGTCAACGGCACACCCGCACCCCAAGGCTCGAAGACACGCACCCGCTACGGGATGTTCGAGTCTTCCCGACGCGTGAAGCCATGGCGGGAAGTCGTCACCCAAGCAGCGAGCATCGCCGCAGACAACGCCTGCCTCCTCGGACCACTCCACCCCCCGTACCGAGTCGACATGTGGTTCTACATCAAGAAGCCCCGCACGACACGAGCCACGCACCCCGTCGCCCCCACAATCGGGGACCTCGACAAACTCGCCCGCGCCTGCGGTGACGCACTCACCACATCCGGGCTGATCCAGGACGACCGGTTCATCGTGTCGCTCCACGTCGACAAAGAGTGGGCCGGCGAAGACGGTCCCGGCGTCATCATCAGCGTCGAGGAGTTCGGCCGATGAAGTACGGCATCCACGCGCCCACAACCAGCGCACACGAACCAGCACCGTCGCCCTGCAGACGCGGGTGCTGCTGGACACCGCACGGCCACTCCACAGTCGTCGACAACTACCCCGACTGGCACACCAAAGCCTGCCGCTGCCACAAGGGAGGACGCTGATGCCTTGGTTTAAAGTCGACGACCAGTTCTGGTCCCACCCCAAGGTCGTGGAACTCTCCGCCGACGCCGTCGCACTGTGGGTGCGTGCCGGATCGTACGCGGCGCAACACCTCACGGACGGGAAGGTGACGACGGGCGCGTTGCGGATGCTTGGCGGCGCAAGAGAGATCGCTGACGAGCTCGTGCTCGGAGGGCTCTGGGACCAGGTCGACAACCGCACGTGGCAGTTCCGGGACTGGTTCGACTACCAGCCCACCGCAGAAGAAGTCGCCGACCGACGCGCGAAGCGATCCGCAGCAGGCAAGAAGGGCGCCGAATCACGGTGGCATGGCAAATCGGATGGCAACCCGATGGCAAACGCTATGGCCGATGGATCGCAAACCGATGCCCCGTCCCCGTCCCGTACCCGTGACTTCTACTCACCTTCTAAGAGTCAGTCACGAAATACACGCGCGAAGCTCACGACTGACGCGATTGAAGTGTCAGACATGACCAGGCGCCTCGCAGCACAGAAGGGCATCACCAGCCTCCGCGCGATCGTCGACGCCATCGCCCGACACACCGCAGTGAAGGTCACCGCGGACCAGGCGTTCCAGGTGTGCACCCACCTGCTCGAGAAGGCGAAGTACTGGCCTGACGCCCCGCAACGGTACGTCCTGTCGTGCATCGAGCAGTCGCCCGCGGAAGTGCAGAAGCACCTCTACGAACACATCGGAGTCGCGTCATGAAGGTGACCGTCGACCTCGACCCGAAAGACGTGTGGCGCATCCAAGACCGCGCTGAACGCGAAGGCATCACACCCGGTCAAGCGCTCCGCAACGAACTCGCCCCCCGCCGCACCACCCTCGAGTACCGCGACCGTGTACGCGCCCGTGTCCTCGCCGGCCTGTGCGACGCCGATATAGCCACCGAACTAAATCGCACCCCAGGGGAGATCGCACGCGTGAGGCGCGGCGAAGGACTCCCCGCGAACCCCAGATACCGAAACAGAAAGGCGACAGCATGAAAATCCTCGAAGGCGCCACCGAGCACTCAATCTGGCGCATCACAGGCAACTACCGGAACGGGGGCACGTTCCACGACTGCCTCGCAACCGTCATCCCGCAATACACCCACGGGACCGACGAGACCGCGCTCGTCATGCTTCCCCCGCTGAACGGGACGGGCGTCGACCGCGTCATCACGCCCGACCAGGTCACCCGCGCAGAGCTCGTCGTCGAAGACCCGTGGGCAGGGGGCCGGCTCTTCACCGCCGCAAAGATCATCCAGATCGCGAACGAGACTTCCGACAGCCAGGGAAACCTCTACCGGATCGACTTCATCAACCGCATCAATCACGAAGCCACCATCACAGAGGAGACAACCAATGGCTGAAGAAACCACCCTCACCGTCGTCGGCAACCTCACCAGCGACCCCGAGCTGCGGTACACGCAGAACGGCGTCCCGGTCGCGAACTTCACGATCGCGTCCACTCCCCGCACGTTCGACCGTCAGGCGAACGAGTGGAAGGACGGCGAGGCCCTGTTCCTGCGCGCGTCGGTGTGGCGGGAGTTCGCCGAGCACGTGGCCGGTTCGCTGACGAAGGGCTCCCGTGTCATCGCGACCGGTCGCCTGAAGCAGCGCTCCTACCAGGACCGCGAAGGCAACAACCGCACCTCGATCGAGCTGGAGGTCGACGAGATCGGCCCCTCGCTGCGTTACGCGACCGCTCAGGTCACGCGCGCGGCCTCGTCCGGTGGCGGACGGCAGCAGCAGCCCGCTGAGCAGACGTGGTCGACCGTGCAGCCCGGGCAGGACACGTGGGGAGGCGGGAACTATGGCGAAGCTGACGCCCCGTTCTAGCCCGCGTCGCGCCCACCGCGCGGAACTCGAGCGCAAGTTTCGTGACGAGATCACGGCCGACTTCCGTGCAGGAACCATCGGCATCGAGAACGGCTGGCTGGTCGAGTACCACGAGCCGTGCACCCGGCCCTGCACTGAGTACGGATGCCCGCCCGGATGTGGCGTCACACCAATAGCGGATCTCTGGGTGGGTGTGCGATGACCGCGCCTGTCTGCCCCGAATGCCGCGACGGTAAGCCGTGGAACTGCACCGGCTGGACCATCGACAACGACGACAACATGACCACCTGCGAAGGAACCAGTGATGACTGACATCGACACCCGCCCCCGGTTCGACGCACGCGACCTCCGCAACGCCGTCGACGACCTCACCCAGCCCACACGAACCCGCATCACCCAGCTCGTCAACGGAACCACCTACACCCGCAACCTCGAACAGGAACCCCTCCTCACCCAGCTCGAGGCCGCGATCCACGGGTCCATGCGATCCGGATCCGGTGCATCATCGAACCTCCCCGGCGAAACCATCCCTCTCGACGGAGACGCCCTCTACCGGTTCACGATCATCAGCACCCAGATCGTAGACTGGTGCCGCCTCGCCGGGCTCCCCAGACCAGCGCACCCCATCGACGGTCTCCGAGCATGGCAAGCCGCCACCCTCGCCACACTCACCGACCCCACCTGGCACGTCCACACCCTCCGCGGATGGGTAGGCGAGATCCGCAACGGCCTCCTCCCACCCCGAGAGAAGCAGCTCCTCGCCGCCTGCTACATGGACGAGTGCGGCGCGACCACGTACCTCGCGGACGACGACCAAGGGCGACCGGTCGAGATGCGGTGGCCGCTCCGGTTCCGGTGGCGCGACCGAGTCCAGGACGGTGTCCTCGTCTGCCTCGCGTGCGGGTCGCGGTGGGTCGGGGAACTCGCACTCCAAGCCGGCGCGTACGCCACCGCAGAAAGGGACGCATCATGACCACCACTAACCACGATAACGGGGGCCGAGGTGCCTGAGCGCGAGTACGTCATCACCGAGCATTTCGTCACGCACCACGTCATCTACGTTCGTGCAGGCAGCAAGGCTGAGGCGCTGGAAAAGGTCAAGGACGGCGAGGGCTACACCCAGAAGGGCGATGTCTACCCCAAGCGTGCGATGTCGATCCACGACGTCCGAGTGAGCAAGGCCGACATGACCTGCGAGGTGTGCGGCGTCGCGGCATGGCGCGGATACCTTTACGGTCAAGCCCGCGTCGCGGGGCTCTGTGGCGTTCATGCTTCCGGTTCGGCCGAACTGTCTCCAAGGGAGTCGGCATCCCAGTTGGAGCGTGGCGCCGACGCTCCAAGTCAAGACCACACGGACGGGGGCACGACGTGAAGAACGCCAACGAGGTTCGCGCGTACATGGAGGCGACGCGCCGAACGCAGGCCGCATTCATCACTCCCGATGGGCGGCACGTGCTCGTGCAGATCGACCGAGACGATGACATCGGACTCATCGACCCCGACTCGCTGATCTCGTGGATCTTCCTGAACCGCCGAGATCTCGACATCTGGCCACTGGCACCGCTGAACCAATCGGGTGATCCGTCATGAGCCGCGACATCGAGATCATCGAGACGTACGAAGCGCGGTGTCACACGTGCGGGTGGTCCGGTGAAAGCCACCCACGCCTCGGTGACGCGTGGGATGAAGGATATTCCCACGCCTGCCCGGGTGATCTGTCGTGAGCGTTGATGGATTCATGTTCGGCGATCGCGTGCGTCACCTTGTCACGCAGGAGCTTCTCGTCGTCGGGTCGACCGACCCGACGACCCACGGCCTTGTCGTGGTGCGCACTCGAGACAGCAAGACCAAGCGCGTCCACCCGCGCAATCTCGTACACGCAAGGTACGACCGGGGCTGGGACCAGGAACCGACCGAATAGGAGCCGACACGCCACAACAACACGAATGACAACCATGTCATTCATCCGCTACGATAGTCACGCCTCGGACATCCACGTCCAAACCCAGAACCCCCAGCCACACCGGCCGGGGGTTCTGCCGTTTAACTCCCCGCCAGATCAGGTGCCCCCAGCCCAGGCAAGCGCGGGTCGAGAGCCGCAACACACGCGGCACAACGACGCAACCCGAACGCGTCACCAACTCCATATGTCGCTGGCCTGGCGCGCATAGGCCCGACCAGCCCCCGTAAGAGGCCCCTCTTTGTAGAAAGACCCCGCAACGGCTGGCACCGTCCGGGGTCGTGACCGATCTGTTGAGGAGATCGACGTGACGATTGTTGCACAAACAGCCTGCCCCGAGGGGCACAACACTGGTCGCCGGAATGGGGGCTGCATCCAATGCCTCCGTGACAAGTCGCGAGCGTACGCAGCGAAACGACGAGCTGAGAACCGAGACCTAGTTGCACCAGAGACTCCCGAGGAGTTGGAGCGCTTCTGGGCGAAAGTCGACAAGTCGGGGTCGTGCTGGGTGTGGACTGCCGCTCAGAGCGGCCGAGGCTACGGCTCTTTCACACTTCGGTCGAAGCCACTCCTCGCGCACAGGATCGCCTACTACCTCGCAAAGGGTGCACACGATACAGGGCTCGAGCTTGACCATCTGTGCCGCAATCGCATTTGCTGCAACCCCGATCACCTAGAGGCTGTGACTCACACGGAGAACATGCGACGTTCCCCCCTTGCGACAAAGACCGGTGATGCACTCTGCCGTCGCGGCCACAACGACTGGGTGGAATACCCCGGAAGCCCAGGCAACCGGCATTGCCGCACGTGCAATGTCGAACGCAAACGTAACCTGCGCGCGCGAGCCACGTCACGGTGAGGCGCGCACCCCCAACGACGACGAGGACTGACCGTGGGTGCGTGTCGGACCCGAGTGAGAGAATGAGAACGGCCCGAACGAGTGCTACCAACACTCGCCGGGCCTAACCGAACACCTGCGTAGGAGGCAGATGATGGCTGGCAATCAGCGTACCTGTTCGTTCGATGGATGCGGCCGACCCAACCGCTCCAAGGGCCTCTGCGAGGCGCACTACAGACAACGACTGCGCGGCGTCCCCCTTGCCCCGCATGGTGCCTACCAGAAGTCGCGAGTGATCGATCTCACCGGACGCAGGTTCGGAAGATGGAGAGTGATCGAGAAGGTCACCGCCAAGGACACATCCGCGACCGGCGCTCACTGGCGATGCACCTGCGACTGCGGGAAAGAATCGATCATCCACGGAGCCGCACTTCGCAAAGGTGCGACTCGCGGGTGCCTCGCCTGTCGGCCTGGCCCCGCACGGGGAGAGATAGGCACCTACACCACCGCGCACAGCCGTCTCCACGCAGACCGCGGGCCGGCGTCACTGCAAGTCTGCGTCGAGTGCGGTGGACCAGCTGCGGAATGGGCGCTCAGTCCGGATTCCTCGGAGCGGATCGCGGGGCTGAACAAGGGCCGACGAGCCGAGTACTCCCGCAACCTTGACGACTATCAACCGATGTGCGCGCGCCACCACAGGCGCATGGACGCATGGATGCGCGGCGAAAGGTGCTCCCCGAGATGAGCGAGCAAGCCACCTACCACCCCGGCACCCGGCCCGAATGCACCACCTGCGGCAGCGAATACACCAGCGCGATGGCTGCCGCAGAGTGTTGCGACCCCGTCTGGGACGGCGCCCTCGGCTACAACTAGCCCCTCCTGCCATGCCTTGGGAAAACAGCCGCCCCACCCACGTCCCCACCCGCATCCGAGACGCCTGCCTCACACGCGACGGACACCAATGCACGGCCACCCTCAACACCGGGCAACGATGCCCCGCAACCACGAACCTCCAAGCCGCTCACACCACCCAATGGCAACCCGGCGAAACCACCACCATCAACAACGTGCGAACCCTCTGCCACTGGCACCACAACCGCGAGACGCAGACCCAAGCAAGCACAGCGCGACGCGCACGCCGACCGAGCGCGTACCGAACACGAGAACAACACCCAGGACGAACCTGACCCCTACCCCACCCCCTCCCCCCGACCCCCAGAATCGCGGAGAGGTGCTGTGATTCTCCCCACGTACATGTCTGGGGAATTTGCCCGAAACGGGCGCCGCTGACCCGAAACGGGGATGACCTATGGCTGGACGTGGCCCTGCTCCGAAGAATCCGAATCAGCGGGCGCGGCGTAACAAGGATGTCGTGCAACTGCGGGTGATTGAGGCGTCTCCTGTCGCTCAGCCGGAGTTGCCGGCGTTCACGGTCATGGTCACGGTCGAGAAGGAGCTTGTCGCTCAAGAGTTTGAGTGGCCGGCGATGACGCTCGACTGGTGGGCGATGCTGTCACGGCACCCGTTGGCCGGTGAGTTCATCGAGGCTGACTGGGCATTCCTGATGGAGACGGCGCGTATTCACGCGGAGTTCTGGACCGGCAAGATGTCCCTCGCGCCCGAGTTGCGGTTGCGTGAGGCGAAGTACGGTTTCACGCCGGAGGACCGGGCCCGCCTGCGTCTGCAGTTCGCCCAGGCGACGGGTGCCGAGGTCGATACGGCTGAGAAGGTTCAGCGTGTCGAGTCGTCGCGGGATCGGATGCGGGGGGTTACGCGGAAGGACTCGGCCTGATGCCGTGGGTCCCACAACATGAGGGTGACTTCCCCACACTGGGATGGCACGTCGCTGACCAGATGGCTGAGTACCTCGGCCGTCCGGATGCTGGCGACGATGACGTGTTCGACCCGTTCATCCTCACTCTTGAGCAGCAGGAGTTCCTGAACGAGCTGTACCGGATCGACCCATCGACCGGGCGGCGATTGATTCACCGCGCCGCGCTCATCAGGCCACGAGGCTGGGGAAAGTCGCCGTTCGTTGCCGGCATCATGATCTCCGAGGCGATCTTCGAGGTTGTTCCCGATGGGTGGGATTCTGAAGGACAGCCGGTAGGGAAGCCGTGGTCGAAGGTCCGCACCCCGTACGTCGCGATCGCGGCTGTCACCGAGGAGCAGACGAAGAACACGTGGGAGCCGCTGCTCGAGATGCTCCGCCAGGGTGACGCGGTCGATGAGTTCGACCTGGACCCGATGGATTCGTTCGTCTCGCTCCGACGCGGCCGCATCCAGCCGATTACGTCGTCTCCGAACTCGATCAAGGGCTTCAAGGCTGTTGCTGCGTCTCTCGACCAGACGGAAACGTGGGTGCGGGGTAACGGTGGGGTGAAGCTCGCGCAGACCCTCCGCAACAACGCCACGAAGCTCGGCGGCGTGACGATCGAAACGCCCAACGCGTACACGCTGGGTGAGCGGTCGGTCGCGGAGGCATCGTTCGGGTTCTGGGATGACATCCAGTCGGGGAAGTACAAGAACCTCGAGGATGTGCGGTCGATCTACTTCGACCATCGACCAGCGCCGGCCGATACCCGCATCGATGACATGGAGTCGCTGGTCTACGGTCTGAGGGTCGCGTTCGGGGACTCATCTGCTCACGCTGACGGCTGCCTTCTTCATGAGCCGCCATGCGCGCCGGGCTGGTCGGACGTGCATCGCACTGCGATGGACTTCTTCGACACGGCGAACGACCCCGCAGTGATGCGGGCGGACTTCCTCAACCAGGTGGACGCGGCGCGCGACGCGTACGTGTCAGACCCGGAGATGCGCGCCTGTGTGGATGCCGGCCGGGACAAGACGGTCTCCCGCACGGAGCCCGTGACGCTCGGCTTCGACGGTTCAGAAGGCCGCAAGGACAAGCACATCGCGGACGCGACCGTGCTGATCGGATACTCCGTCACGCAGCGGCACTTCTTCACTATCGGGATCTGGGAACAGCCGGACGGCCCCCAAGGCGAGGGCTGGCGCCCCCCGAAGCTCGAGATCGAGCAGGCGGTGGCGAAGGCGTTCAAGGAGTACAACGTCGTCGGCTTCTACGCGGACCCGTCCGCCGGCTGGGCCGGTGAGGTGAAGCAGTGGGAGGCCGCCCATCACAAGCGCCTCAAGGCGAAGATGAGCGTGCAGGAGCCGATCCGGTGGAAGCAGAAGGACATCGGCCGCACCTGCGACACTTTCGATCAGCTGTACTCGCAGATCCGGCAGGGCGAGGTCTCCTTCGACGGGAACCCGACCGTGCTCCGGCACTTCCTCAACGCGCGACGTGATCCGCGACGTGCGGGGTACGTGCTGAAGAAGGCCGACGACAACCAGGACTACGGCAAGATCGACGCGACCTACGGGGCGGCGTTCGCATTCGCGGCAGGCAACGACGCGCTCGGTAAGGGCGTTACGGCGAGCTCCACGACACGGATGCCGCGACAACTGAGGTAAGGGGGCACGATGGCGACCACGCCCGAGGAATGGCTCCCCATCCTGACGAAGCGCATGGACGCCCGGGCTCCGAAGATCGCGGAGCTCCGCCAGTACGCTTCGGGGAACGCGCCGCTTCCCGAGTTGGGGAAGAACACGCGTGCTTCGTGGGAGGCATTCCGCAAGAAGGCGCGCACGGACTACGCGGGCCTCGCGTGTCAGTCGATCGCGGGACGCATCGTGCCGATCGGCGTCGAGGTGGGGACGGACCGCAACAGCCCCGCGGTCGCCGCGCTCCGGATCGTTTGGCGTGACAACCGCCTGTCTGTGGTGTTTCGTGACGTGATCCGCACGATGCTTGCTGTCCGCGTCGGTTACCTCATCACGGGCATTCGCGACGGTGAGCCGGTGATCACGTCGGAGCCCCCGGAGCGGGTGATCACGGCGCCCGACCCGACGCAGCCGTGGCGTGCGCGAGCAGCGTTGAAGGCGTGGCGTGACAACGACGCTCAGAAGGACTACGCCCTTGTCTGGGTGCCCGGTGCCCGTCAGCGGTTCACTCGCAACGTGAAGACCGACAGTGGCACGATCCGCGGCACCGTGACCGGCGACTGGGTCTCGGATGGCGAGGTTGAGGAGTTCGACGGCCCCGTTCCCGTCTTCGCGGTGGAGAACGAGGATGGGCGGGCTGAGTTCGAGCCCCACATCGACGTCATCGACCGGATCAATCTCGGGAAGCTGCAACGTCTCGTCCTCACCGCCTATCAGGCGTTCAAGGCGCGGGCGCTGAAGGGGCTCCCGGATAAGGACGAAGAGGGCAACGACATCGACTGGGCGAAGCGACTCGACTTCGCCCCCGGTGCTCTCATCGACCTCCCGACCGAGATCGACGTGTGGGAATCCGACGCAGTCGACATCCGGCCCCTCCTCGAGGGCGAGAAGACCGACGCGAAGGACTTCGCCGCCGTCATGCAGCTGCCCGTCGCGACGTTCGTTCCCGACAACCAGTCTGCGGAGGGCGCGAAGGGCGCCCACAAGGGCGAGATACAGCGCGCGAAGGACCGGCGCGACCGCGTCAAAGCCCCGATGGAGGCGGCGCTCCTCGCGGCGCTGCGAATCCTCGGGATCGACGACGACGAGACCGTAGAGGTCAAGTTCGAGAACCCAGAGTACGTGTCGATGGCGGAGAAGGCCACGGCAGCAGCACAGGCGAAGGCCGGCGGTAAGTCCCAACGGTGGATCGATCAGAACATCTGGAACATGTCGCCCGGTGAGATCGACCGCGAAGAGACCGACCGTGCGGCGGAGCAACTGCAGACGCTCGCGCTGACAGGAGCGATCCCCAGTGGTGGAACTGACTCCTGACCGGCTCACAGCCGCGTACATGGCGCAGGTCGCCGCAGTCCGTGATCGTGTTCTCGCGTACGCGGTCGCGATGTGGGGTAGCGCGACATCGCTCCGTGATGCCGACGTGGAACGTCTCGTGGCACGGATCGTCCCTGTCGTTCAGGGCGGGCAGGTTCAGGTCGCGGGGTTGACGAACGCCTACGTCGGGCAACTCGCGAAGCTGGAGGGAGTGACTGTCGTCACACCCCCCGTCGATCGCGCGGCGGTCGTGGGTTACCGAGGCGTTCCTGCTGAGGAGGTCTACCGGCGACCGGCAGTCGAGACGTACACGGCCCTGAGAGACGGGAAGCCCTTCGGAGCGGCCCGCGAAGTGGGTCTGGGGCGACTTAAGTCGTTGGTGACCACCGACGTGCAACAGGCGCGGAACCGGCAATCCAGGGAGGCGTACAGCGGAACCGGCTTCGACTACACGATCCGCACCCTCTCCGGGTCGGAGAACTGTGCGCTGTGCGTCATCGCCTCGACGCAGCGCTACCACGCCGGGGGCCTCATGCCCATCCACCCGGGATGCGACTGCGGGGAACGCGGGGTGCGTGCGGGACGCGACCCGGGGCAGGTCGTCGATCAGCGTCTCCTCGATCTCACTTACGAGCAGGTCGACTCGAAACTCGCGTCTGGTGATCCCTCGCCGGAGTTGGGCGAGAAGAAGACATCAGCTGGGAAGCCGATCTCGGATCTCACGGACATGATCGTGACCCGCGAGCACGGCGAGCTCGGCGCAACCCTCGCGTGGCGCCAGGACCACTTCACCGGTCCCAGCGACATCCACTGAACTTCCCGCTCACGGGCGGGCAGCGGCACCCGAAACGGTGTGCCGTCCATCACTCCGAAACGGGGAAACCACCATGCCCGACACCGACACCACCACCGACACCACGCAGACCGAAACGGACGCGAAGAGCGACCTCGAGAAGGCGCTCGCGGACGTCGAGAAGTGGAAGGCACTGTCCCGCAAGAACGAGGAACAGGCCAAAGCCAACGCCGAGAAGGCCAAAAAGCACGACGAACTCGAAGAGGCGAACAAGACCGAGCAGGAGAAACTCCTCGCCCGGGCCGAGGCCGCAGAGAAGTGGCGTGCTGACCGCGAAGCGAAGGACGCCGCAGCCGCAACGGCAGCAGAGGTCGCGAAGGAGAAGGGCGTGCCCGTCTCCGCACTCCGCGGGTCGACCCGCGAGGAGCTCGAAGCTCACGCTGACGAACTCCTCACCATCCTCCCGAAGAAGCCCCCGGCACCGTCCGCTGACGGTCAGGGCAACGAAGGAGAGCCGATCAGCGACGGTGACATGTCGGCCGACGACATCGTCAACGCGGCAACGAGCCGCTGAGACACCCCCGTAGAAGTTCGCCACGAACTCTCACGGGTCACATCAATCAATCCAAGGAGGAACCGTGGCAAACATCTTCGTGAAGGGGCAGAAGTTCGCGCAGACCGCGCTCGCCCTGCTCCGCAAGCAGGTGAAGGCCCCCGGCCTGTTCACCTACAAGTTCGGCATCGCCGACTTCAAGGGCGCTGAGGGTGACGTCGTCAACATCAAGCGACCCGCCGTCCTCGTCGCGCGTGAGAAGCCGTGGCGCGGTGATGACGCGATCGTCGTCGACCGTCTCGCGAACTCCAAGATCCAGGTGACGCTCAACCGGCACATCTACAGCGCCGTCGCACTGTCGCCCGAGGAGGAGACCCTCGACGAGATCGACTACGTCCGCGACGTCCAGGCGCCGCAGGTCGCGGCCATCCTCGACTTCTTCGAGAACATCCTGGTCGGCGCGTTGCGCGCAGCGGCCTTCGTGTTCGGCGTCACCTACAACGTGGCGTCGTCGAACGAGAAGGAGAAGGATCCCCGCAAGGTCGCGATCCAGGCACGCAAGCTCGCGCAGAAGGCCCACTGGCCGCTGGGGGGGCGCTACTGGCTCGTCGGCGCGAACGTCTCCGCTGAGATCGCGTCGTACGAGAAGCTGCTCGACGTGGATACCTCGGGTGTCCCGGAGGCGCTTCGTGAGGGTGTCGTGGGTCGGCTCGCCGGGTTCACCATTATCGAACTCGACGCACTGGGTGACGACGAGTCCTACTTCGTACACGAGACCGCAATTGCCAGCGCGAATGTCGCGCCGGCAGTGCCCAACGGTGTCGCCAAGGGCGGTGGTGTCGCGGCCGGCAACGGTCTCGCCGTCACCCAGCTCTGGGACTACGACAGCACGTACATGAAGGACCGTTCCATCGTTCACGCTTTCGCGGGTGCGACCGCGGTCCTCGACCCGGAGCAGAACCCCGATGGATCGATCGTCCGTGACGAGAACGACGCTGTGGTTCTGAAGTTCCAGCGTGCGATCAAGGTCACGTTCGGTGCGGGCGGTTCGGAGAAGGCGTCCTACACGGTCACCATCACCGGCACCCCGACGGGTGGCACGTTCACCCTCACGATCGATGGCCAGACCACGGACGCCATCGCGTACAACGCGTCGAACGCGGACATCGCGAAGGAGATCAACGAGCTGACCGGTGTGTCCGGCGCTTCGGTCTCCGGCGGCACGTTCCCCGGCAACGCGAAGACCGTCACGTTCAACGAGCGCGTCGCAACGTTCACTGCGACCGGATCGTTCACGGGCGGCACCTCGCCGTCCATCGCGGTCGCCTGATCGCATCCCCTCTGAGAAAGGTCAGGTCATGGCTGAGCAAACCCCCCTCGCGTCCGTTGACGATGTGGAAGCGCTGCTCGGCCGTGACCTGACCTCCTCGGAGGCGGGTCAAGTCGATGCGCTGCTCGAGCAGGCATCGGCGCTGTTCCGCAAGGCGGCAGGGCGCGACTTCACCCCTGGACGGTATGCGAACCGTCTCAAAGTCAACGGCGGCGAGATCCGCCTCCCCAACTCTCCCGTGACCGTCATCCACAGCATCACTGACGACGACGGAAACGCGATCGACTACACGACGTTCGGATCGACGGTCACGACCTGCCTCCGCTCACACAAGTTCGTCCGCGTCGACTATGAGGGCGGCGGAGAAGTCCCCGACCTCGTCACGCACACGGTCGCCGGTATGGTCGCCCGCCTCTTCAACGTCGACGCGCGCGCAAAGGCGGGCATGAGCCAGTTTCAGGAGACCACGGGCCCGTTCAGCGAGGGTGGAACGTTCGCGTCGTGGGCTGTGGGCGGGCAGCTCATGCTCGCGCCCGCCGATGAGGCGGTGGCCTTGTCCTACCGCGCGCCCCGCCTCTCGAACACGGTCGTGCACCAGTGACCCGGATCATCACAGAGACGGTCAAGCTCTATCGGTTCGAGGCTGGCAGCGAGGACGCCTACGGGAACCCGTCAGAGGGCTACGCCGGCCCTTTCGATGTCGGAATCTGGCGATTCAGCCCGGGCACCTCAACAGACCCGATCCTCGCGGGACACGACCGCACGATCACGCAGCCAGTCATCTACGGGCCCACGGCGATGGGTCCACGCGATCGTGTCGAAGTGCGCGGCCTCGTGTATGAGGTCGATGGTGACCACCCCGAGTGGGTGAACGACACCGTCCGCGGGTACGAGATTCCCCTGAGGAGGGTCGATGGCTAAGCCGAAGGTGAAACTCAACCTCCGTGGTATCAACGCGCTCATGTCGTCGGGCACAGTGCAGGCAGAAGTCAACGCTCAGGGGCGACGACGCGCAGCCGCTGCAGGACAGAACTTCGAGTACGTCGAAAAGCCGCACCGATGGACCGCGCGCGGATTCATCCAGCCCGCGAACTATGAGGGCGTCAAAGAGCAGGCGAACGATGCCGTGCTTGAGCGCGTGCTGGGGTCGCGATGAGGTTCGCGGACGTCGAAGCGGCAGTCATCCCGTTCATCAAGGCGCGTGCCGGCGGTGTCACCGTGTCGACGAAGGTCCCCGCGACCCGGCCTGCCACGTTCGTGCGTGCGTGGGCGAATGGTGGCGCGGCGATCAACCGTGTCCTCGAAGATGTGCAGGTCACGGTGGACGTGTGGGCGCCGTCGCAGCCCGCAGCGTCCGCCCTCGCTGCGACGATCCGCACCGCGTTCCTGAACGACCTGCAGGCCGCTTTCCCGCTAGTGCGGGGTGTGTCTGAGGTGACGCGCCCGTACTCGCAGCCCGACGAAACGTCCGAACGGTACCGGGCTACCTACTCTCTCCGGGTCCGCGCGACCCGCACCTGAACCAGAGGCGCACGCCTCTCCACCCGCCACAACCGTGACGGGTCATCTAGTACGCCCGGAGCCCGGGCAACCCCCTCAGAAGGAGCTGTCATGGGACAGAATGCTGAGTTCGCCCGCATCTACGGAGGCGACTCCGACGCGATCTACCTCGCCCCGATCGGTTCGACGAAACCTACGACGATCAACGCGGACCCCGCGGCCGCGTACGAGGACGTCGGCTGGTTGCACTCCGACGGTGTCACTGAAGCCGCGACGGGATCGAAGACAGAGATCCGTGGGCACCAGGGCAACGGTGTCGTCCGTACCCGTGTCGAGGGTGGCGGGACGACGATCGCGTTCATCGCGCTCGAGGACAAGGCGCAGACCCGAGAGCTCCGCTACCACGTGAAGACCGACGCGACCGCCGCGGGTGTCCGCACCGAGACCCGCAGCCCCGGCCAGCGGGTCTCGCCGCGTGCCGCGGTGATCGACTTCTTCGACGCGGACGACGAGACGGTGAAGGAACGGTGGATCATCGACCGTCTCGAGATCGTCCCCGACGGTGACCGCGTGTACGTCAACAGCGACATCGCAGGGTTCCCGTTCATCGGGCAGATCATCGGCGACTACACGGTCCTGTCCACGGACCTCGAGAACCCCGCCGTCACCCCGTAGCCAGGTCCCGTGGGTGGGGTGCCCTCCGTCGCCCCACCCACGGTCACACACCCACGGAGACGAAACGGAGAAACCTATGACCACCCCGAAGCAGCCCCAGGATCACCTCCCGAAGGCGGAGAAGCCGAACGTCGAGACCACCGACAGCGGCTGGAAGATCACCCACCGCGGCATCACGATCGAGGTACAGAAGGAAGCGCTCGACGACTTCGAACTCCTCGACGACGTCGCCGCACTGCAGGCCGACGAAGTCAAGGGCGCGGCCCGTGTCCCGGGGATGCTCCGCCGCCTCGCCGGTGCGGACGGGTTCCGGGCCGTGACCGATGGGCTCCGCGACTCCGCCACTGGACGAGTGAAGGCATCCGAGGCCGTGCAGTTCGTCTTCCAGGTGTTCACGGCGATCAACCCAAACTCCTGACCCTCATCGTGGTCTACACGCATCACCGGGATGCGTTGCGGGCCGCGGTGAGGGCGGAATACAAGATCGGGCTCCGTGACGTCGGTGTCCTCGAGCTCGCCGATCTGACCGCATGGCTACCCGCCGGGTGCGTCCTGTGGCAGGCGTACGGGGGCCCGCTCGCACGGTCACGTGAAGAGCAAGCGCTGCTCCTCATCGACTACCGGTTGCGGCAGCAGATGTGGGTCAACGGCGGGAAGAAGGGCAAAGCGCCCGAGTACCCGAAAGACCCGCCGCTCGCCGGTGAGCGGGCGACCCGCGACGCGGTGAACGACCGGAAAGCGGACGCGTACCGTCGCCGTCAGGCTAAAGCTCTGCGATAGCCGCACGGACCGCGTCACGCAACGCGATGAACTCCGGTTCCGCCTTCTTCGCGAAAAGGACCGCGTTCTCGTCCTTCGCGGCATCCATCGTCCGGCCACCCTTCGACGTACGAGACGACTGCTCGCCCGGGACCGTGAACTGGATGAAACCGACCGTCGTGAGCGCGTTCGGCTTGAACTGCACGGCCGCGATCTGCCGGATCGGGATCGACTTCTCCCCGCGTCCATGCGATGCCCGCGCGGCGAACCCCTCGCGGGCGATCGTGACGGTCTTCCCGTCGAACGTGACCTGACCGTTTCGGCCGTTGGCCGTGACTGTCTCTGACATGGCGCTGAGCCTACCGCGCGCCGAACGGAGGGCCAGTGGCTAACGAGATCGCGTCCGCATATGTGGCCCTGTACACGAAGATGCCTGGCGTCAAGAAGGACATCGAGTCTGCGCTGGGTGAGGCTGACGCGGAGGGTGCCGGCGCGAAGCTGGGTGACGGGCTCGGTAAGGGCATCAGCACGAAGCAGGCTGCCGTGGCAGGTGCGGTCGGTGGCATCTTCGCTTCCGTCGCGAACATCGCCGCCGGTGCGATCGGTGACCTCGTCGGGGAAGCGGTCGCGGCGTCGGATGCGACTGACAAGTTCGCGCAGACGTTGACGTTCGCTGGTCTCGACACGTCCGCGATCGATTCGGCCATGTCGAAGTCTCGCGCGTACGCGGACGCGACGGTGTACGACCTGTCGACGATTCAGAACACGACCGCGCAGCTCGCGGCGAACGGGATCAGCAACTACACCGAGCTGACCGAAGCCGCCGGAAACCTGAACGCGGTCGCGGGCGGCAACCAGGACACGTTCTCGTCGGTCGCGATGATGCTCACCCAGACCGCCGGAGCGGGGAAACTCACGACGGAGAACTGGAACCAGCTCGCCGACGCGATCCCCGGTGCGTCCGGTCGGCTGCAGACGGCGCTCTCCGAGGCTGGGGCGTTCACTGGCAACTTCCGCGAAGCGATGCAAGAGGGCGAGATCACCGCGGACGAGTTCAACGCGGCGCTGCTGCAGCTCGGTACCGAGCCGGTAGCTCAGGAAGCCGCCACCTCCGTCTCCACGATGGAAGGCGCGGTCGGGAACCTGCAGGCCGCGATCGTCGGCGGACTGTCGGACGCGTTCACCACAATCAAACCCGTCCTCACCGACATCGTGAATGGGCTGGCCGGGTTCGTCACGTTCATCCAGGACAATATCTCTTGGATCGGTCCTCTCGCCGCCGGCATCGCGATCGTCGCGGGCGCCGTAGCCGCATGGGCCATCGCACAGTGGGCGCTCAACGCCGCCATGACCGCTAACCCCCTCGGCATCATCATAGTCGGCATCGGCCTCCTCATCGGCGCGATCATCCTCCTCGTCCAGAACTGGGACACGGTGGTGAAGTTCCTCACCGACGTGTGGGCCGGGTTCATCTCGTGGATCACGGGTGTAATCGATGGGTTCGTGGGTTGGTGGAACGGTGTCTGGTCTGCGGTGGGTCAGTGGATCTCGAGTGTGTGGAACGGGATCGTGTTCGCGATCCAGTACGCGTGGAACAGTGTGCAGACATGGCTCGTCGGGGTGATCTCGGGGCTCGTGAACTGGTGGAACGGTGTCTGGAAGGGCATCGGTGACGTCATCGCGAACGTGTTCGGTTCGATCGGGCGGATCATCGGCGGGATCTGGGACGGCATCATTTCCGGGATTCGGTCCGCGATCAACACGATCATCCGCCTCATCAACGGTGTCATCGACGGTGTCAACGTGCTCGTCGGCGGTGCGGGGTCGCTGATCGGTCTGGACATTGCGATCCCGAAGATCCCGATGCTCGCGACCGGTGGCACGATCACCCGCGCGGGGTCCGTGATCGTTGGTGAGCGTGGCCCCGAGCTGCTGAACCTGCCTGCGGGAGCGTCGGTAAACCCGAACATCGCGAACGCCGGCGGCCTGCGGCCGGGTGACCGGATCACGATTGAAGTCGAGGGCACTCCCTTGACGGGCGTCGTGAAGCGGCAGATGGCCGTGTCAGAGTACCGGTCCGCGGTGCGCCTGTCGGGAGGGGCGGTTTCGGCATGATCGTGACCCTCACCCCTCGGACGGACTTCTTCCCGGTGCCGCGTGTCGAGATCGGGTTCGACCCGTTCACCGCGTTCTCCGGTGGCACCGCGCCAGCCACCGGCCCGGACACGCTGTCGGGCGGGTCGGCGGGCGGCACCGGCCCGACGATCTACTCGGGCGGATCGGCGGCGACAGCGTCGGTCGACCTCCCCGCCGGGACAGACAGCGTCACCCTTTGGTGGCGTTCTGAGGGCCGCACTGGGAAGGTTCGCGGTGTCGTGTCGCGGTTCTTCACCGGAGCGGGCGGGTTCCTCGACCTCGAGGCCGGGCTGAACGCGCTCACCACGTACGAGCTCGAATGCTTCGATGGCGACACATCTCTCGGGCGCGTGTCTCTCGGGACGGTGTCATTGCCGTGGGATGGTGACGAGAACGCGGTCGTCATCCAGCAGCCGCTGAACCCGAACCTGAACGCGCAGGTCATCAATCTCGAGGGAGCCTGGCCGTCGTACTCGCGGACCGCGGTCGGCGAGCTCGTCACGGTCGAGGGCGCGACGCGTCCGGTAGTCGTCGGCGCAGGTCCCCGTCAAGGGCTCACGAATGTGGACATCGACTTCGGTGTCACGGATGCCGCCGAGTCCGCCGCCGTGTGGGCGACGCTCGGGACCGATGATGCCCCGCAGGTGCCTGTGTGGCTGATCCGCGCTCCCGCGGGGTTCATCCCGCGGCGCCTGTTCGCGCACATCGCCACGCTCAACGAGGTCGACATCGACTACCGGTACGGCGACGAATGGTCACGGTTCCAGGCGACCGTCACCGAGGTCTCGCCACCTGCCCCAGGTCTGGTGATTTCGCCACTGTCGTACGACGACCTCGATGTCTCGTATGCGTCGTATGACGCACGCGACGACGCGTACCCCTCGTACGACGATCAGGACACGGACTGGGCCCTCGCGGGTGCTGCTGGGGGGGCGTAATGCGTGCAGCGTCCGACACTGTCCGGCAGCTTGTCGCAGATGGTGTCCCGCAGGTCACGTGGGTCGCTGACCTCATGTACGACCGGGAGCGGCGTCTCGCGAACATCCCGATCGAGCGGCCGAGGGTGTCGTGGGACGCGGGCCAGTTCGTCGCCGGCGACGCGCAGGTGCGGGTGGTCTGGTCGGACGACTTCGGGACTTCGATGGTCCCGAAGGTGCTCGGCGACTGGTTCTCCCCGTTCGGCGCAGAGTTGCAGATTGATGTGATCCTCGGGGCGGGGGTGTTCTCGGAGCGGGTCCCGATGGGGCGGTTCGTGATCGAGTCGGTCCCGGACGCTACGGACAGGGAGATCCTGTTCGATGGGCGGCCGATCAGGGTGGGGCAGTCGTTCGGGCTGAACCTGAAGGACCCTCTCATGCGGGTTGCGCGGGACGAGTTCCCGTTCCCGACCGCGCCGCGGTCGACGTCGGCATGGCAGGAGATCCAGGCTGTGTCGGGGATGCCAGTGATCCGTAACGCGTCGGATGTGACTCTCGCGGGCGGCACCGTCTACGAGGGGGAGAAGGCCGCGCAACTGTCGAAGCTGTTCGATCTGCTGGACGCGTGGCCGCAGGTTGACGCGTCGGGGACGCTGACCGCCCGCCAGAAGACGTGGCCCGGACCCGTGGGCGCGGTGCGCGGAGTGGTCGACGCGCCGATCAGCATGGACTCGTCGAAGACGTACAACCGAGTCGTCGTCGAGGGGAAAACGGCAGGCGGCGACCCGATCTATGGTGTCGCCGACGTGACGGAGGGGTTCCTCCGCGTCTCGAACGTGGATGGCACGGCTTCTCCGTTCGGGGTGTCGGTGTACCGGTACGCGTCTGACCAGCTCTACACGCAGTCGCAGGTTGACGCGTACGCGCGCGGGCTGTTGCAGCGCGTGTCTCGTATCCGTGGCGTCACCCGTCAGATCGTGGAACCGTTCAACCCGCTCCGCGAACTCGGCGACGTCCTCACCTTCGAAGACGGTGTCGTGCGCGTCGCGTCGGTGACTCATGACACGGCGACGACTCAACTGGTCGTGGAGGTTCCCGATGCCGCTTGATGCTGACGCGATCCTCCGCCTCCTCGACGCGAAGACGTCGTACACGAGGCGCGCGGGCCGGTATGTCGGACATGAGGATGGATTCGCGCTCGTCGACATGGGCGACGAACGGTTCCAGGCGAGGTGGGCATCCGGCGGGTTCGTGCCGGTGGTGAACGACACGGTGTGGGTGGAGACGATCGCGAACGGTTCCGACCGTGTCGTGTTCATGACTGGCCCTGTCGGCCCCCGACCTGGTGTGGGGGTCGTGTCGACAGTTGCGGACCCGCTCGTGACGGTTACGACCGATTTCGGCGACTTCCAGATGCCGTTCGCCGGCGACACCCCGCCAACGTCCGGTGACACGGTCGGGATCTCGTGGTCGTCGGGCCCGTGGTGCTCGAAGCTTTCCACCTCTCCGGATGAGCCGGCACAACCGCCCGGTCCGATCGGTGGCGGAGGGCGCGTGCAGGTGGCCGAGTTCCGTGCGGTCGATGCCGGAACGACACACTCGAACGGCGACTGGTGGCAGGCACAGGTTTGGGCCGCTGACAACAACGACGGTGCATGGTTCTTCGGCTCGCAGGTGCGCGACACGATCCCCGCCGGCGCGACGTTCGAGTCACTGCAGGTGTTCATCAACCGCATCCAGAAGCAGGGCGCCGCACCGAACTGGGCGCTGCACAGCTCGGCGAGCAAGAGCGGCGTGCCGTCCTTCACGGGTCTCGGCGCATGGCACCCGGGCGGGAACGGGTGGCAGACGCCCCCGTTTGCCGCGGTCATGTTCGACGCACTCAAGGGCGGCGGTTCCGCGCTCGGCTTCGGGTTCCCGAACGGTGGCTACAACAAGTTCGCGTCCCTCGCGCAAGACGGAATGTCCGGCGCTCTGAAGATCTCTTGGAAGGGGTAGCCCATGGGGCACACACTCGCACCGACCGGTGAACCGACATACACGCCCACCCCGACGCAGACCGTCGCTGACCTGCAGGCCGCTGTCACGTTCGCGAAGAAGATCGGTGGTCTCCTGAAGGGCACCGCCGTCGAGCGTCAGGCGTTGACGACTGACGAGTCGGTGGACGGTTGGTTCTTCTCGGAGACGGACACTGGTCGGCTGTATCAGCGGGTCTCGGGTTCCTGGGTTCGACTCAACGCGGTCGCCCGCGGCACCTTCAACGCGGCGACGTCGGGCACAGGAACGGCAACCGTGACGCACGGGTTGGGGGTCACGCCATCACAGGTCGTCGCGACGGACCGATCCGGAGGTACCGCAGTCGCGACCCGCAAGATCGTTGTGAACGCGGTGAACGACACGCAGATCCAGTTCGTGGTCTACAACGGCGGGTCGGCGTTCGCGAGCAACCCGGTCCAGTTCGACTGGGTCGCGTACGCGTAGGAGGCGGCGATGCTTCCTCTCCCGTTCCCGGCGTCGACGATCAGTCTTCCCTACGGGGCGGTCGACGGGAAGTTCTACACGTTCGCGTCGCCACACAAGGGGGATGACTTCTCGTCGCGGTCGCAGGGTGTTGTCGCCGGCTCCGTGATCCGCGCGTCCGGTCCGGGCGTCGTCGTCCGTTCCGGTGTCGGCCCCGCGGGTGTGACTCCGACGATCGACCGACCCAACAGCCTCGCCGGCAACAGCATCGACGTCGACTACGGCGACTTCATCGCCCGATACATGCACCGCCCGCTCGGCTCGCCGTCGCCAGCTGTGGGTGCGGAGACGGTCGAAGGGACACTGCTCGGGCTCATCGGCGCGACCGGCCTCGTCGATGCGGCGCACCTGCACCTCGAGACGTGGGACAAGAAGACGGGGCGCCGGGTGGATCCGGCTAACTACTTCGACTTCACCCGCACCGTGACAACGGGCGCCGCCGCTGGCGACACGTCCCGACCTTTCGACCCGCCCGAGGAGGACGACATGTACGACGACGCTGCGCAGGAAGCGCTGTTCCAGAAGATCGAGTGGGAGTCCCGCCCGTACAAGACGTACCAGTGGGGTGGCGCGCTGATCCTGATGGGTCCCGGTGGCCGGAAGTACATCATCCCGTCGGGTGAGCACCGGAACCTGCTGATGGCACTCGGCCTCACCGGCAACAGCATCCAGCGGGTGCTGACGGACGTGGAGCTGAGCTACCTCGAGTCGGTGCATGGGGCGCTGTCCCCGGATCCGAAGGAAGCGCAGGTGCAGGCGGTCCTTGAACTGTCCGACGAGGACGCGAAGAAGATCGCCGCGGCTGTCGACGTGCCCGCGGTGGTGTTGTCGGCGGAGCAGCTCGCGCAGATCGCGGACGCGGCGAAGCAGGGCGGCATCGAGGGCGTGAAGGCGCTGAAGTTCATCGTCCAGGCCGGCTCGTGATGCGCGCCCTGTGGCAGGCGTCGATCTGGGCGCGCGGTGCGATATCGCCCGACGAGTGGAAGTACCGGAACCTGAAGCGGGTGTGGCTCCCGATCTACGACCTGATCGCGATCTTCTGCGGCGTGCAGGCCGTCTCGAACGGGTCCCCGTTGCTGAACGTCCTGTTCTCCGCATCGCTGGTCGACGCGCTCGGGACGGCCATGGCCGTGGTCGCGACCGTCTGCCTTCTCGGCGTCGCGTTTCCCGCGCTGTGGCGGTTCGAGATAGCGGGGAAGGTGGTCCTCGTCGGGCTGATCTCCGCGTACGTGACGACGATCCTGCTGCTGTCAGAGTCGGCCGGGTCGAACCTGTTCGTCGTGGGGATGCTGACCTTCGGCCTCCCGCTCGCGTTCTTTCGGCTGAACCTTCTCGGCGAGGAAGTGAAGGAGCGGCGGGTGATCGTCGCATGAGCCAGGAGGTCGTTGTCGCGCTCGTCGGTGCGATCGCGCTCGTCCTCGGCGGTCTCGCCACCCTCGCCGGCACACGTGGGAAGACGCGAGCGGACTCGCGGGCATCCCTCGACGCCAGGATCGACGGGCGTCTCACGAAGGAGATCGAGCGGCTTGATGCCCGAATCGACGAGCAGGACCAGAAACTCGAAGACCAGGAGCAGGAGATCGACGCGCTCCGCACGCAGGCGACGAACGCGGAACGCGTGAAGCATGCGGCGCTCCGCATCATCAAGTCGTTCGTCGCTCAGTGGCCCGCCGCCCCGTACCCCCGGTTCAACACGTACGACATCGCCGAGCTCGAGGAAGACACCATCCCGACCGCTTGGCTCACCCCGAAGGAGACATCATGAACGACAAGCTCATCCCCGCGGACGCGCAGCTCGCCGCCAAGCGCGGCTTCATCCGCACGACCGCGCAGGCGTACGGTACGTCCCTTGCGGGCGGCATCACGTCGACCGCGGTCCTCGCCGTCGTGACGGGCGAGGTCCCGCTCGTCGCGACCGCAGTGACATGGGGTGTCGCGCTCGTGTCGCCGCTGATCGCGGGCGCCGCGTCGTACTTCAGCATCCTCGCCCGCGGCATCCCCGGCGACTACGCCCCCGAAGCGTGACCGTCAGACCCACCCCTTGAGAGGAGCGCCGCATGGCGACTGAGATTGTGCAGCTGCGGGTCAGGCAGGACACGTCCGCGAACTGGGCGTCGGTGAACCCGGTCCTCGCTGTCGGCGAGCCTGCGGTCGACACGACCACGAAGCGGATGAAGGTCGGCGACGGGATCACATCGTGGTCCGGTCTCGGCTGGTCGTCGATGGACCCCGCCGAGGTGTCGGCGGTGTTGTCCGCTGCGACCGTGATCGCCGGCGCGACGACCGCGAACGACGCCGCCATGTCGGCCGTGTTCGCTGACGACAGCGCCCAGTTCACGCAGGACGTAAAGAACACCAATGTGGCGTTCGATGGCGGACCCCGGCCGCACTTCCTGAACAGCTACGACGGGTTCTTCACCCTCGGCGGGTTCGCCACAGGGCAGGCGAACGTCGCGACCACCACGCCCGGCGCGGCGTCCGGCGCGACGACGCTGCCGGTGGCCTCCGCGACGGGCATCGTCGTGAACACGATCCTGGTGGTGAACCCTGGCGCAGCGAACGCGTCGCAGCACAAGGTGACCGCGATCGCCGGGACCGATCTGACGATCACTCCCGCACTTCCCGCCGCTGCCCCCGCGGCGTCTGCGGTCGTGTCGCTGTGGTCTTCGGCGGGGCACCTGACGACGACGGGCGGCTACCAGCTGTTCTGGCGGTGGGTGCTGACCCGCACCGACGCGAAGGGCGCGCCGATCGTCAACCCGAAGGCGGGCGACAAGATCGTGTTGCTCGCGAACTCGTGGGGGGAGCAGTCGTCCGTCGTGTTTGGGCAGGTCGTCGCGGCGCTCTTCCCGACCGCTGTGTCCGTGAACGTCGGCGTCGGCGGCAACACGTCCGCGATGCTGCTCGCACGGTTCGACACGGACGTGCCCGCCGACGCGGACTACGTCATCTTCAACGAGCCGGGCGTGAATGACGCGGACGGCGTCACCAGCGCCGCGACGGCGACCGCGAACGTCGACGCGATCATCGCGAAGACGCGCGCACTGGGCGCGGTCCCGATCTACACCGGCCCCGTGAAGTACACGAACGGGTCGATCGGCTCGCAGGTGTCCGTGCAGCAGAACGCGCGCGCGAAGGCGCAGGCGGGCCAGTGGGACTTGAAAGGCCCCGGCGCGACCGTCGCGGATGCGCTGGCCGCGATCCTCACGTCAGCGAAGATCGCTCTGAACTCGGTAGCGTTCGGCAACCGCGCGCAGGAACAGGCCACCGGCATCGACAACTCCGCGTTCGGTGACCGCGCACAGTTCAACCTCACCACAGGCGCCGGGAACACCGCGGTCGGATCGTCGGCCCAGCGTGCCACGACCACGGGCGCGCAGAACACCTCCGTGGGTGCGTACGCGCACGATGGGCTCACCGCGGGCACAAATAACGTTGCGGTAGGTCACTACGCGCAGGCCGCGCTCACCACGGGCGGGCAGAACGTCTCAGCGGGACAGCGTGCGCTGCGTCAACTGACCACCGCGAGTAACGACACCGCCATCGGCCACGAGGCGGGTGCGGCGCTCACGACCGGGCAGAACAACGCCTACATGGGATCGGGCGCTGGCTACGCGCCTAACAACGTGACCGCGAACGCGACCACCACGGCGCAGGGGCAGACAGCGGTCGGGTTCCAGTCGGGTCAGGCGTCGGCGACACAGGTGGACTACATCACCGCCGTCGGCTACCGCGCGATCGCGGGAGACGCCAGCGCGACGGCGCTCGGCGCGCGGGCGAACGCCTCCCACGCGAACGCGGTCGCGCTCGGGGCTGACACGGCCACGTCGGGGCCGAACCAGGTGAATATGGGACAGAGGTACATGGAGATTTCCGAGATGGATGGAGAGCCGGCTAACCCCGGCGCGGACAAGGCGCGCCTGTTCGTAATCGACAACGGGGCGGGGAAGACGCGCCTTGGCGTGAAGTTTCCGTCCGGTGTGACGACGTGGCTGGCGACGGAGGCGTGATGAACAACGACACCGCGCTAATCCTGTTGCTCGCAGATCGGCAGCGCGAGATTGAGGCGCTCCGCACCACCGTCGCAGAGCTGCAAGCGCTGCTGGGCGCTACTCAGTCGCCGAGCGAAGGCGCCTGACACGCTGGGCGGGGAGCTTGCTCTGCGAGCTCTCCGCCGCGAGCGTCCCAGCGTGCGACCGCGGGTCGCGGTTCTTGAGGCGCAGGAATGGCGACTCAATCCAGCGGTACGAGGCCCACGCCAGGATGGCGGTCCCCGGGATCTGGATCAGCACCCACCAGAGGATCGAGTCGCCAAGCGTCTCAAGAATGAGTCGGTGGAGGGGCGAGGCATAGAGATAGATCCCGTAGGACCGCTTTCCAATCCACCGGACCCACGACAACTCGAGCGGCCAGAAGCCGCGTCCCTGCACGACCGCGAGGATCAGCCCGGCTGTAGCGAGCCCGACAACCGTCGGCATTATGAAGCTATTCACGGGGCCCGGGATCAGGCAGCAGGCCCCCATGGCGACGAAGAATGCCCACTGCACCCACTTCGGATAGACGACCGGCTTGCGCTGGTATAGCCACAACGCCACCGCAGCGCCAATCAGGAGACCGTCTGCGCGGGTGTCTGTTCCGACGTAGATGCGCCCTATTCCCTCGCCGCCGTCCCAGAGCAGCACCCGCAAGACGACAACGAGCAGTGAGACGACCGCGAGGCTCTTAACGATCCGGCTTCGAGGCATCCAGCGAAGAAGCGCGATCAGGATGAGAGGCCAGATCAAGTAGAACTGCTCCTCGACCGCCAGGGACCAGGTGTGGCCCAGCGTGGTTCGCTGATCGAACGCGTTCGCGGCGATGACCCAATTCGAGGTGTAGGTCAAGGTCCCGACGATGAGTGACCAATCGAATACCCCATGCCACACGATCAGGTCGACGAAGATGGCGAAGACGACGCACGCGACCATGGCTGGGACCAACCGAAGCAAGCGCCTCTTCCAGAACGAGCCGAGGCGGATCGATCCATACTCTGCCCGCTCGTCCAGCAGGAGGCTGGTGATGAGGAACCCACTTAGCGTGAAGAAGATCCCGACACCGACGCCACCGCCGTTCCCGACAAGTGGCAGGCCGCTGTGAGCTAGGACAACCAGCCCGACCGCCACTGCTCGTATTCCGTCCAGGCTGGCATGCCGGCCGAGACGCCAACCCTCCACGTCGCTCATAGGACAGGAGCATATAGGTCAGCCGTGGGCCTGGAACTCCGCGTCGACCCGAGCACATGCATCGGAGCAGTAGCGCGCGTCGACGCGGAGTTCCTTCCGGCAGACGACACAGAGCGTTCGCCGATGTGCGAACCACCCCACAAGTCGATAGATCGGCTCTCGGTCCCCCACGGGGGAATCTTAGACCCCCGCTCACCTGAGCACTACTTCACCGATAGTTCACTCTGAAGACCGGTTTACATCCGACAACTCGGGTTGCACCGTCGCGGTGAACTTGCAACGAAACGCCCCCTTGGCTTGCATCTTCGGATGCCGGCCGAGGGGGCTTTCGTCGTGTCCGGGGTCCGGCGCACACTGTCCCGGTGACATGGCGCCCGATCCTCGCCGCCGTCGAGGTCCAGCCGGCGGTGTGGTCGATGCGCGACCAGGCGGGCGAATACGGCCGCGTCGAGCTGCGCCGCGTCGCCGGCAACGAACTCCGCTACCGGTGCGAGTTCCGCGGCGTGCTCATCGGCTGGGCGACCACCCTCGACACCCTCGCGGACGGCACCGTTCCGCGGCTATCCCGACGTCAACCCCCGCTGATCCCGGGCAGGTCATCCCCGCCCCGCGGCCGCTCCACCCACGGCACATCCTCGCGGTGACCACACCACCGGCACTCGAGGCCACCGTCCACCGGATACATCACCGTGCCGCACACCTCGCTAGTCGAGCAAGTTGCGGTTACGCTTTACGTACCGTTCGAGGCCGGCGCGGATTTCGGCGCTGACGTCTTCACCGCGGGCTTTCGCGATCTTCTGGGCGTCTTCCCATAGTTCGTCGGGGACGCGTACGCCGCGGATCTTGGTCCGTGGCTTGTTGGGCATGGGCTCAAGTGTGCCAGTGTTCATGTTGCCTCCCCAACCATTTCGGACTCCGGTTCGCTCGGTTGTGGACATAGGTGCTGCTTCCCGTGGTAACCGAGGTCGATCAGCCCGCACCGCAGGCATTCGTCCTCGTCCCAGACGTGGTGACCGTGGCAGACGGCGTCGCCTCCCGGCATCGCTCCCGCCTTCATGACGGATCACCCGGTTCTGACCACGGCAGCATCAGGTTGTCTCCTGCGCGCCGAGGCACGATGTGGATGTGCAGATGGAACACCGTCTGCGTTGCCGGTGCGCCGACGCTGGTGATGAGATTGACACTCTTGTACGCAGGGTCGATCCGCCGCAGCATGTTCACACACGAGGCGGCATCCGACATCGTGGAGGCCGCGACCGCCGCATGCTCTACCGCATCTCGGACGTGCATCCTCGGTGCGACGAGCAAGTGCCCAGGGGTGACCGGGTTCAGTGGCTCGAAGATGATCGTCGAGATCCAGTCGCCGCGGTGCTTGGCCGGTGCGGTGCCCGCCGCGATCTCACAGAACACACAGCCCGGCTCCGGGTCGATCACCCCGGTTCCGACGCTCATGACGGATCACCCGATTCGGTCACCATGTGTCGAGCCGCCCTCGGGTCGCGCGCTCCATGCCCTCGCGGTATCCGTTGACGAATGCCCGCGCCACGCGATGCTCGGCAGGTTCCTCCGCCTCGGTAGCAAGGGCAGACTCGGCGGGCTCGCACATCGCGTCCAACCGGGCGATGATCCGCGGGAGTAATGCGCCGTCGCCGTGGTATGCGGGCTTGAAGAACGGGTGTCCTGCGATCGCTTCCCAAGCGACGATCCGCTCGTCTACTTCATCCATCATTCGCTCCTGTTCGTGTGGCTAGTGTTCATACACCCATCCTAGCGGGTGTTCATACACCGCGATACGATAGGTGTATGAACACCGCGAGAGAAGCCACCACTCCCTGCGTCATCTGGGAGGGAGCCATCCAGACGAACGGATACGGATCGACCAGCAACGGCCACGGGGGTTCGATGCTCGCTCATCGAGCAGCATGGGAGCGCGAGCAGGGGCCGATCCCAGCCAACATGACCGTCGACCACCTGTGTCGTCAGCGACTATGCGTCAACATCGAGCACATGGAGATTGTCACGCGCGGTGAGAACACACGAAGAGCCATGGCGGCGATCACGCACTGTGCCAAGGGTCACCCGCTGTCAGGCGACAACCTGAGGCTAAAGAGGCGGCGCGACGGCTACACGCAACGTGTATGCATTACGTGCGCGCGTGCGCAGTACCGCGCATGGTACGAGCGGCAAAAATCTGCCTGA